AATCGACCAGTTGACCAGGATGCTTTCTTCACGGTTATTATCGTTGAAGGAAACCTCTGCTGTGCAGCTCCGGCTCTTCAAGCGTACATTGGTGCTTAATTAGTAGGAGGAATATAATATGTCACAGTCAGGATCATTTGGTGTTAATTATAAGAAAACTTGGACTGGTTCAGACGCACCACTTCCAGCAAAGCTTCGTGCAGTAGGAAGCTCAACTGAGGGTGAGTTTGTATTTGTTCAGGCTGATGGCGCTATTGACCAATACGGCTTTGTAAAGATTGAGCAGGACGGACAGGCCGCCCAGCTCACTACTACAAATGCTGGCTCCCAGGGACTTCTTGTCGGCGTTGCTCAAATAGCATTTGCTGATAATGAGTACGGTTGGGTGTGGGTTGGTGGACTTAACGGCGGCGGAGTTGGTGTAGGAATTCGTGGTAAGGTAGCTGCAAACTATGTTGCTAAGAACAACCTCAACACAACTGCAACTGCTGGTGTTGCTGATGATACTTCAACAACTAAGATTGCTTATGTTGTTGGACTCGCAAGCACCACCCCAGCGGCAGCAGTAGAGCTTGGTTCTACTGGCCACCTGAAGGTCAACTAATATAACGGGGGGTGTAACAGCCCCCCTTATTTGAAAGGAATCGTATGCCAACAATAGCGCAACTTATGGGTTTGGGCATGCCAGGTGAGTTGGCGGGAGTAGTTACCGACGGCGTTCAAACGTCCGTGGTAAACGCTACGGCCGCAGGTGTTCGCACTAAGCAAGCAATCAACAACGTAAACGACACTACTCCAACGGCAGCAGAGCTTACCACTTCGTTTGGTACACCTGCTTCGGTTGGTAGTGGGTTTGTAGGTGTTGTAAAGGATGCCGATGCTGATACTAACTGTTATGTAGTTGTATCAAACGGAACCTCTTACTTTTACCTCAAGTTTACCAAAGCAACTTAATACATGGGGGGTGAAAGTCCCCCCACAATTTAAAGAGGATCTATGCCGGTATACTCAGGGATTTTAACGACAACAACTCCAACAATAAATACGGCTACAAGCACTACTATCCTTGCTGCTAATCCTAACCGTAAAACATTGATAATTCAGAATAATTCAGCGGCAAACATCATGATTGGTTTGAATGGACAAACCCTCACAGGGATTACTCCTACAGCTACTAATCAAGGTTATGTTTTGCCTTCAACTGCCGGTTCAAATGTTCTTATTTTAACGGATTTAAGTTTGCCATCTGGCGCTATAACGGCTTACCAGGCAAGTGGGTCGCCGATTAACACCCTCGTTGTAATAGAAGGATAGTGGTATAAGTTACTATAAGCGTTGTGCTTATTTTAACGGAGACTAAAGATGCCACAAGTAGACTGGAATACAATCATGAATGGTGGTGCACCTAAAAAGAGGTATGCCGGTGCCAACATAAAATTCCTGAAAACGTATAACCAAAATGCTCAAAAAACTATTGAAGCAGGGCGACCGATATTTGATGAAATTGTTTCGTTGTCTATTCAATGGCCAGGTGGAGATGAGACTGTTCGTCGCGTAGAGCCTCAAGATATAGCAGAATACCCTGAAAAATGGGCAGCTTTTCAAGCAGGAAACCAACCTATTGAAAGCGGTACACCTTTATCAGAATGGCCGCCACTTCCAGGATCGACCCTTCGAGAACTCCAAGGAATCGGATTCCAAACAATAGAGCAACTTGCTGCTACTACTGATGATGTAAAACGCAAACTTGGTCCTACTGGCAGATTCGTCAAAATGGCAAAGGATTGGCTAGAAGCATCAACTTCTACCCCTGCACAAGTCACAGCTTTGAAGGCACAACTAGAGCGGGAACTACGTCGCACAGCTAAACTAGAAGAGCAAGTAGAGCTCCTCATGCAGCGTATTGAAGGCGGCGAAGGTGTGGATTTACGTTCTAAGCGTGTTGTTGTAGCGCAAGAAGTAGAGGCAGATTTGGAAGCATTTGACCAAGAAGAAGATGAAGTTCAATTGGATGAAGCGCCACGTCGAAGAGGTAGACCAAGGAAAGTATGACGTTAGCCACAGCAGTTGCAAATGTAGCAGCAGAAGCAGGATACACAGTCGATAGTAATATCGTTACTTCGTCTGATGTTACTACTAAGCAACTATTGGCTATAGCCCAACGAATCAATCGTGAAATAGGCGACCAGTATCCTTGGCCTAAATTGTATGCGTCGGGCTCTATTACCTTAGTTGGCGGGCAAGCTACTTATAGTTTGCCTGCCGCTTTTTCTTGGTATCATTACGAGACCTTCTGGAACAGCTCTAACCGCTGGAGAATCCTTGGACCAATGTCACCGCAAGAGTATGCTGAGGTGCGTGGTTACGGTCTAAACACTACTGTTTATCAACGATTTCAGATCCGTGGAGTAACTAATAGCGAGTTGCTAATCAGCCCGACACCCAGTGCTGCACAAAATAACAATATCATAATCTTTGAGTACGTTGCTGATAGAAGTGCAAGACCTCGCACTTGGACGACTAGCACAACCTACGGCGTCAATTCTTACACGTTTTACAACGGCAACTATTATGAAACTGCGTCAGGTGGAACTACCGGCGCTACTCCACCAACGCATACTTCCGGCTCAGTATCAGATGGTGGTGTCCTTTGGACTTACTACAATGGTCCATATTCTGAGTTTTTGGCTGATACGGATGAAACTGTTTTCAATCAAAAAACTCTTGAACTGGGTATGCTTGAAAGGTTTGCGGAAATTCATGGATTAACTGGGATTCAACCTAGATACATGACGCAAATGCACGAAGACTACTCACGACAACAAACAAGTAAAATTATTTATGCAGGTGGTCACACTAGAGCGGAATTGTTTGCTCGAAGTGGTACCGCAGTATTTGGGACTTGGATCTAATGGCACAGCAAATACCACCTCCAGCTAAGGGAATGTCTCCAAGAGATTACTATGGCTTTTTGACTCGGCAAGGTGTGCCTGGTTGGGCTGCATATGATTCTGTTAGAAACTATTATGGCACTCCGCAACAAGCGCAAGACGACGCTGCGGAAGATGCACAACCTGGAACAGGATATCAACTTGGTCAAGTAGGCGGATACGTTGGCGGTGCATTAATTGGTAGAGAAATCGTAACTGGTGGAGAAAACGTTCGAGGTTGGTTCAATAGTGAAAATCCAAGCCAAGGAATGATTACAGATCCGTCAATGGCAACTCCTAGAGGAATTAGTGCAACCAGTGGCGGAGGTGGTACTGCAACAGGTTCTAATCTTCCTGCTGTTGATTCTGGTTTCAACTGGCAAACACCGGATCAGTTTCAATACACGCCTGAAGGAAATGTTACTATTGATACTCCAGCTGGACAGCAAACTATGCCTCCTAGTATGGCATCAGATACAGGGTTTTTAAATTCTGTTAATTGGAACGCTGTCGGAAGTGGTGCGTTGTCTCTGCTTGCTGCCTACCAAGCATACAAATCATATCAATCGGGTGATAAATTTGGCGCTGGGTTATCAGGGGCAACTGCCGCAAGTTTGGGTGCTCAAGCAGCAGGCCAAGCAGGTGCTTCATTTGCTGGACAACAAACATTAGCATCCGCAGCGCCATATTTAGGGCCAATTGCAGGGGCATATCAAGGTTACAAAACCAGTGAAATGATTGCTGATAGTGCAGCAGGTTCACAACGAACTAAACAAGGTGCTGCTGGTGGTGCTGCAAGTGGTGCCTTAATTGGTAGTTATTTTGGTCCTTGGGGTACACTTATTGGAGCAGCAGTAGGTGGTTTAGCTGGTGCTACTGCATCATGGACTGGATCCAAGAAAGGCAAAGCGCAGTTCATGCGTGATAAAGTCAGAGATGTCCTGCAAGAAGGCGGCATCTTAAACCAAGATTATCAAGGTACTCTTGCTGACGGAACTCAATACAACTTTGGCGACGATGGTAAGTCGATGAAGTGGAAGGAGATCGATAAGATTGCGGCAGCAAATCCTAAGTCATGGAGTCAAACCGTTGGATTAGCCAGCGCTATTGGTAATGCTTACGGATTTACTCGTGTAGGTCAGGAAGGCAAACCAAACAAAAATGCAGATATTTCTGCGTGGTATGGCAAAGCTGCGGTTAGTAATGCTGGAGATGATCCAGAGATTGCAAAGCAAAACATCAGACACTTTGCTAAACAACAAGGAATTACATTTGATCAGATAAAGAGCAAACTGGATCAAGGTCTAGCTGATAACATGCTGACGCAAGACCAGTATAACGTGCAGTTGCAATACGCTCGTGATTTAACTGACAATTTATATAGTCCGCAAGAATTGAAACAGGCGCAACAAGATCAGCAAACAATCTCAGCTCAACCCAACAAAATGGGTACTTACAAACCAGGTCAATCTTTAGAGCAAGTAGCAGACGCAGCAAGAGGTAGATCCACACCTGACACACCAATACCGAAAAAGCCTGGCACTAGCAGCAATCAACAAGCAGCTACGGAAATGCTGCAATCTTTAGCGCCTAAACCAGCACCAGTACAATGGAGCAAGGAAGCTCAACAACGAGAATTGACTAGAAGATTACAACGACAGAGGAGATAGTATGCCACAAGATAAGTTAAAATCAGCACTTGCAGGACTGCCACAATCCATGCGGCGACCACTTCCGCGACCTAAAGCGCCAGGCGTTCGAGCTCAACCACCTATGTTACGACCTATGCCACGACCTGTACCTAGTGTGCCAGGTCAAAACATGCCAGCGGCTCCAGGGTCAAAAGCTCCTGACTTTAGAGGGCAGCCAGTATTTAAACCTTTTCCTAGGCCAATAAATCCACCAGGTCAGCGCCCTGATATGTTTGCAGGTGGCACTCCTAACTTTGATGAGATGTTGGGACAATACAAGCCACAGCCTTTACCAAACGTGCAGGATGCGTTTCAGCAAGCATAT